TCTTTAGCAGGTGCGGTAGTTGGTTTATCTTTCTCGCGTTGTGCTTGTAGATCTATCTGTGGAGGTAGAAGACCGTCGGCGTCAGGAGCAATAATACCTCTTGCCTTAAGCTCCTGACCTATGATCGCTTTTGTCTCGTCGTCTGGAGGTAGGCTGTTGTATTCTTCAATTAGTTCTTTAGTATCTTTCTTCTCTGCCATGATTATTTCCTTGTTGATTTTTTGCCTTTACACTTCCACTTCTTGCGAGACAAATTGTTCGGGCTGTTAGGATCGTTACGCTTTGATTTAGGCAGTCGTTTCTTTATTCCGTAGGATCTCGCGCAATAGGCGTCCCCTTTCTTCGTGCCGGGACGAATACGATCACCACCACCTTTTGCCTTGCCAGCCTGACCATAACTGACTTTTTTGGTACGTCCTGTCTTTGGATTCTTTACTGTCTTTACGAAACGTTTACCTTTGGCTGGCTTGGGCATTGTGGTTCTCCTCTTAATAACAGGAGAACAAGTCAAGTCATAGTGTTCCGTACTTTTTAACAAGCTCTTCACGATCAGCTAGAGCTTCTTCTTTAGTATCTCTGTAAGGTCCGTAGTATTGCTTATAGTTGATCTGAAGCCCGCCTCTCCATTTTTTAAGATCCTTGCGAAAATAAACACCTTTTGCTTTATTATTCTGCAAGTTCTGCGAGCATGTAACCATTCGCAGATTGCTGAGACAGTTGTTAGTGCGATTCCTGTCGATGTGGTCAACTTGTAAATCAGGATTCCAGTCCTGAAGATAAGCCTCAGCTACCAATCGGTGAACATAAACAGTTTTCCTCTTGCCGTCTTTATAAAGCCAAACCTGATTGTATCCCTGGCGGTCAGTCGCAGAAGATAGCTCTCTCACCGCTCCATTACCTCTGTAGTTCAAAGAGAAAATCCTTCCATCTTCTGACACAGCGTAATTTTCGTAGCCTTCGATCACTTTCATTTTTCTAACCTCCACTTATTAATCTAACCTGCTGGGGGGATCTTTCAAGGATCTTAAATAGATTTATTTTAGGAGCCCTTTACGGTATCTGTTTTATTATTCTCGAACACTTGCGGGCTTTTAAAACGCCTTTAAAAAAAGAGCCCGACACGAGGTCGGGCAAAAAAAACTAAAAGCTACAAAGCACTTTAGAGCGCCTGTGAGCTACTTGCTCTGGTTCGCTTTGTGCCATTTGTATGCTTCAAGTGCGTTTTTGAATTTCGGCGTGCCTTTGGGGGCAGAGCGTGTACCTCCCGACGATTTGAGCACAGTCTCACGCTGACGCTGACGACGTTCAGCAAGAGCTTGAGCTTCACGGTCAACAGCGATCGAGCCTAGCTTTGCTTTCGTAATGTAGAAGGCGTCCTCAAGTTTTAGTTCAGGGCGTTCCTGTAGCAGTTTTACGATTTCGTTTCTGTATGCAGGCTCAGTCAATTCTGGATTAGCAGCTTTGAAATCTTGTAGCTGCAAACGACGAGCTTGCTGTTGTAGTTCCTCCTGTGCAGGCTGCAACATTTCTTTCATCATTAAAGCAGCTTGACGCTTAATCTCAGCTTGCATTCCAGCTTCGTCAAACAAATCGTATTTAGTTTCAGTATCTATGTTAGCAACTTTTTGAGCAAGTGAGCCATTCACTAAATTCTGTCTCTGCTGTTCAAGTGCTGCCTGAGCACGGGATAGCTCTCTACGAGCATCAGCAATCTCCTGGGACTTGCGCGTGTAGTCTGCACGAAGATTTGCAAGATGCTTTCTTACGTCTTCTGGGACGTGAGGTAACCAATGATTAATAGGCTTCATGCCTTTATGGTTAGTCTCTGAACCGAATAGAGGATCGTCCTCTTCGGTAATGTTCATTAAATCATCAATTGTGTATTTTTCTATGACCTCTTCAATCTGAGCATTTACTTCGTCTTGAGGTGCTGCGTTAGCAGTCTCGTTTGCCTCAACGGAAGTATTGGTTGAACCAGTTTCCATCGTTAATCTCCTTTATAGTTTAGTATGCTCTTAAAGAACCAATAAGCTCTAAAATATATTTTATGAATTTCATTTTCCTCTTTTCTTTGCTTGTGATGCTTTTACTGCTCTTAATCTTTTAACAGCAGCTTTCTTTGTTGGTGAAGTTCCTTTGACGTTTTTAATCTTATAGCCTTTTTTTGTTTTAGTTATCGGCATCACATTCTTTCCATGAACATAGCGTCCATGTCTTCTTCGCCCATCATCTCGGGCTCTTCTTCAGTCTCCATGTCCATTTCTTCTTCAGCTTCATAAGGCTCTGATAGGAACTTCTTAAAATCTTTATCCTTAGATAACATGTCTAACTTGCCGGCTAGCGTCATAAGACCTGAATCATCAATAACAGTTGAAAGGTCAAAAGCCATTTCCTCACGTAGTACGTCGTTAGCAATAGCGTCGTCAATAGCGCCAGAGAACATAGCTAGAATACGAACAAAGTCTGTAGGTAGAACATCTGTATCCTCGACCATAGGATAATCAGGGCTCTGCTCAAAGAGCGGTAGTAGCTTGTTTGTAGCTTTAACTAGCGGATCTAATCCACGAGACGTAAAATTACCACGAGGAGCCATTTCTTCGTACATAGCTTCATCAGCTTCTTCGGCTGCTCCAAGGTCTTCAGCTAGCGGAGCGCCCGCTGGACGTGCTCCGATACCAATCATAATTTCTTCCATCTTTAATCTCCTTTATTAATAATCAATGGATTCATCGTAGAGCGCATCGAGCGTTCCATCAAGGCAGTCTTTTGCTGGAAATGCTGTTTCAACTGCTTTATTAGCATCACCAGTTTCTTCTAATGTTTTTTGATAAATAGCTGAGCGTCTATCTTGCTCTTTTCTTTTCTCGATAATCTTAGACTGTGCGTTTTCAAACCAACCATCGCCAAGATCTTTTTCGTTAACAAAGCCGTTTGCATTCATTATACGCTCTTCTTCTCGCTTGTTTGCGACTTGGCGACCAAGAGCGTGAGAATACATGTTTGAAGATAAACCTTCGGTCCAGCCTGCATTCCAAAGTGTAGGTGTCTTTGCAGGCATAGAAACTAATTTGCGCATAGCTAATGAACAAGGCTCACAAACAACTTCTACATTCTTTGAGCGTTCGTAAGACATAAGGTGCTCGGCAGTATAGCCACAAGCATCACAGTGAAATTGATAGATAGGAATGTTACACCTCCTTACCGCTCAGATGGCGGTGTAGTTGCCAGTGGCAGTCGTGACATAGACAAATACCATTCTGGACTAATAGTTCATTTTCTGGAAATAAGTGTTTCGGGATAATGTGGTGAGCGTGTAGCTTCTCTGTTGATTCGCAAGACGCACACTTGTTATTCCAGGAAGCTTTTACATCGTCAGCCCAAGCTTTTAGATGCCACCTGTGTTTCTTGTGATCGTAAGTCTTACCTACTTTGCGTGTGTCGTATCCGTACCGACTAATCAAACGATTAGCAATCTGAGAATCTTTTTGTTTTCTTCCCGGTACTTGAGCACCGACCTTGCCTCTTCTTATTGCAGCAAGTCTTTTCTTTTCAACAGTCTCAGGAGAATCTTTGCTACCTCTTCTTCTTTTTGCAGCACAAGCCTTACAACGCTCTGCGCGAATGTCTTTCATGCCATTACAATCAGGACAACCAACTTTTAAATACGCCATTATTTAGATTTCCTTTTTACTTTAAACGGACCTTTCTTTTCTTTCATCTGCTTATAAGTCTTCTTAGAAATCGTACTTTTCTTTTTTGATCTTGAAGTACCAGCTTTCTTTCTTCTGTTTATGTTTTCATACAAAGACATTATGATCCTCCTAACATCATAGCAAGTTGCTCTGCGTCTGTTAAATTAGCTTCTGGACCGCCCTCGATGTTCGCAACGTCAGCAGCAGAAGGCGAAGGTGTAGGACCAGCAGGAATCGGCTCCATGACTTCAAGGAAGTCTTTCGGAAGCTCATACATTCTGATGATCTCTTCTTTGATCTTTTCATTTGGAACACCTAAAGCTTGAAGTGTCGGTAGGAGGGAAAGAAGGTTTTGCTTTTTGATTGCGTCTGATAGCGGCGTAGAGCCTTGGTCTAGCGCGTTGATGCGGAACTTGCCATCTAAGTCTTCTGGTGTAATCACACGTCCCTCGCCTTCAACTTCCAACACAGCGCTCTCTCCGTCCTCCGCTAATAGGTCTAGAAGGCGTAGATAAATTCTAACAATAGATTCTAGCGCTGAATCTTTTTCGCGGGCAAGCTTGCCAATCTCGGAAGCCGAATACTGAGCGAGAGCAGTAATCTCAGTAGCAGTAGCTTTAGAAGCTTCGCCTCTTGTGAAGGGAGCCAAGATTGATCCTCTGTTAATGTCCTGCTCGATGTAGTTTGTATAACGATCAAAGTTAGACGAAATAGGCTCAACGCCTACAGATTTAATAAGACCTTCTAAGCTTTCGTTATCAACACCAATCATAGCACCGTCAATACCAGCAGTAATCTTTGCTAACTGCTCTTCATCAAACGCGCCTTCTTTATAAAGATACTGACGGCTATCTCTACGAACTGCATTTGCCCAATAAGTACGAAGAATGTTTTTCTCGTAGAACTGATCGTAAACACGAGCAACCGCTGAAAGTCCTTCCATCGGCTTTGACGGACAACGAGCGTAATACAAGCAAGCAATGTTTGGTAGCGGATTGTCGTTATAAGTTCTGATTGGAATTTGTTCTCTCATTAATAGCTTTGAACCTTCAGAATACGAAGGGGACCAATAATAAACTTCGTCGTGTAGTAGATCGTAAAGTTCTACAATCTCAACGTAAAGATAATCATCTGGTAAGTTTTTTAGTGAGGAAGCAGGATCGTTTATAGCTCCGTAGTAATCGTCAAAGTAATCTTTCTTTGGAACGGCTGTGTATTTTTTTGGACCGAATGTTTCTTTTGCGTCAACAAGCGTCATGT